TGTCCTTGGAGGGCTTTCGCATGACGCCAACATCCTCGTCTCCCATTGCCAGCGACATCGATCATCCGACGGATCGCAACGATCCGGCCAAGCCGCTCGACCCAACCGATCACTTCCGTGCTGAAGCGCACCGGCTCTCGAAGCTGGCTAAGGCGCGAAAGGAGCGCATTTGCGACCTAGAGAGGCAACTCGATCGTCTCCGTTCATCGGCAACGCCCGCCGAGGTTGCCGAGTCGTCCGACAAGGTCGCCTCAACCCGATTCGCCCGGGAGGAATCGTCGCCGTCACCGTCTCCGACAGACGCCATGAATTCGGGAGGGATGGAACGTCTGACGCTGCAACCCACCCCACCCGCTCCTGGAGGCAAACGGCCGGTCCCGCTCCATCAGGACGAACCGCTGCGGTTGCGTCGCCACGACTTGACCGACCCCCGCGTCATGCTCTCCACTCCTCCCCGCGACCTTGTGGACGCCCTGCGACGCGGTTGGGCCGACTGAATGCACATCGCTTTATTCCTCATCGGGAAGGCCGTCCACCTTGGAGCGTTCACCCGATGACCAACCTCCACGAACCTTCAGCACGCGGTTTTCTACCCTTCTTGGAGACATACACTCATGGCTTATCCCGATGACTTCTTCCAGACTGTTCTGGAAGTGGGCAACGCCGTTGCCGACCGTTACGTGGGCGAAACCGCCCTCATTAGCCGAGTTTATACCGATTTCCGTCTTGAACCGGGCCGCGCGGGCGATCAAGTCGATCTCCCCTTCCCCGGCGCGATCGAGTTCGCTGACCGCAAAAACCAAGATTTGAACATCCAACCGCTTCAATCCACTCGAAAGTCAATCACCCTCCAACAACAACCCACTGCCTCCTGGGAAGTGCGGGAATTCGACCAGTACCGCGCCTATCCCCACCTGATCCGCGATCAGTTCCTCGACCCCGCCCTCAAGGCTGGAGCAGAGTACCTCAACCAGCAAATTGCCAGCCTCTTCGCCCCCGCGTTGTTCAATGTCCATGCCGCGATCCCATCGGCGGCAGCCGTGACGATTAAACTGTCACAAATTCAAGCAGCCTGGGTCAAGTTGGCTCAGGCTAAGGTGCCAGTGCGCGACCACGGCCACTTCACGCTGGCAGTCAATCCGCTCATCTACGGCAACCTCGCAGGCGATCCCGACTTCAATCAGGCCAGCCTCGTAGGGGTCGAGGCTGCCGAAACCGCTCGCCGTCGCGCTTTGGTCGTCAACCAGTTTGGTGCCGAAGTGGTCATGGATCACGATATGCCAATCAGTCCTTCGACCTATTCCTCGGCCCTGTTTCATCGTCATGCGATCGGCCTGGTGCTGCGACCTTTGGAAGTCCCCCCCGCCGCCACCGGCGTGTTGGGCAGCTATCTCAATTATCGCGGCATCCCTTTCCGCCTGATGCTCTCCTACGACTTCCACCGCCGAAGCTGGATCATGGCGCTCGACTTCGTCTTCGGCTTGACCGTGCTGAGACCAGAAGCCTGTTGTCTGATCCTCTCCAACAAGTCCTAAGCTCTAAACTCCGAGGCCACTCCGTAACAACGAGTCTCCTCGTCCCTTCTCACAATTCGATTCCTCCTTCTCGCCCAAGTATCTGATCGGTCGAATCGGAGTTCGCTTAAAATTCGATTCGACCACCCTGACTTATCCTCTTTTCAGGAAACTTTCACAATGTCCATATCTCTGTCCAATTCTTCGGGTCCCAGCCCGCTGAGTGGCAGCTCGGGACCGATCACCGTCCACACTAGCGCGCTAGGGGCTATTGTCACCGGAGCCGCGGCGTTGGTTGACCCGAATCAGTTCCTCGCCATGTTGGCGGTCGGCTTGGGTCTCTTCGCCAGCTTTTATGAGCGAATCCGCAAATCGCGTGACCAGGGTTTTGAAACCTTGGCGATTCATCTGCGACAGGAACTCGAAACACAATCGCGTCTGTTTGATCGTTTGTCGGTCCTTTGCGACGCCCAAGCCCGGCTGCTTGACCACCTCGACACGACCAACCTGCCCCAGGAAGGAAAACCTGCGTCGGCTCCCATCGTTGCCCCGTTTTCCGTTCCCGACGCGTCGTCATCCTCAATCGCCCCCTCGAAGTCGTGATGTTCGGACAATGTTCTGAGGCCAAACATCCATGCCAAATTCAAATTCTGACCAGATGTTTTCTCCATTGCCGCCGATGGTCGCTGGGGCGTCGAACCGGAACCACCCTTGGAATGACGCGCGACGATTTCACTTGGCCCGCAAGACCCTCCAGCGAAGCCGTCACCGAATCGCCTGCGAGCGACGCGGATTGCTCAAAGCGGTGCCAGTGCCCGCGTTGATCGCGCTGATTGAGGCCATTTTGCCCCTGATCGCTCAAATCTTCGAGTTGATCGAGCGGGTGTTTCAATCCGCCGGCGATCGAATCGCCCGCGATCCCGACGCATCCGCCCCGACCACCTGGCCCGTCGCCGCCGATCTCGCCGCGACCCCTGTGTCCGACCTTGATTCCGACCTCGTTCGCGCTCTGGGCGAGGTGCTGGCCAACCCTTCAGAGGGAGGAACTCGGTGAAGAGTTGGCCCGTTGGTTCTCATCGGCGATCGTCGAAGACAACCAGAACAACCGGGGTCGTCCTGGCGTTCTTTCTCCAGCTCATTGCCGCGGGTTGGCTGAGCGCCGACGAACCCGGAGCGATCCTGACAATTGACGGACCCAACCGCGCCGTCGTAGGGGAACCTGCGCTTCTAGAGGCGCGGGGGGTGCCGTTGGGAACAACTCCAACACGCTGGCTCCTTGCGTCCGGCCGGGCGTCCTTGCTCACGATTGACAACGGAACACGACTCGTTTTCGTTCCCAAAGCGTCCGACGAGCTACTTTTCGTTCTCGTTGTGGTGGACCAAGAGCCTCTCAAGGGCGTCCAGACAGCGGGCCACCGCGTCCAGGTTGTCGAATTGATCGGGCCCGAACCTTTACCCGAACCGACGCCGCGCCCGCCTGAGCCGCCGCCTTTGCCACCTCCCGACCCACTTGGGACTCGTCTGCGCAAGATCGCGCGATTGGCACCGCCTGACGCGGTTCTCAGAGATCGGATTGCTAACCACCATCGCCGAATCGCCGCTGCCATCACCCGCGCTGTGGCGGGCGATCCCGAGTTCGCCGCCTTACGAGAACCCCAGGCAATCGCCGCTCAAACCCGCGCAGCACATCGTCGAGTTCTCGACACGCCAGCTCTTCGGGACGCCTGGAGTCCCTGGTTCGACGCTCTGAGGACGTTGCTCGACGACGAGCGTTTCGCAGGACGTTTGGACGACCCAACCGACTACGCGCGTCTGTGGAATTGGATCGCCTTGAGTTTGACCGAAACAACCGACCAGCCCAGTTCCACCCAGCGTTGACTAAAAATTCATAGATTTGCACTCTTAACTCGATTATGCAAAGGTTCATCCGCAATGACCGACCCGAGTATGGCTGGACTTACCGGCTGGCGTCCTGACCCGGCGGAAAGTCGGCGAATCGCCGCGTTGCAACCACGTCCACGTTGGGAAACGTCCACTGTCTCGCCCGACGACGCCGCGGGGGAAGTCGCCCTTTGGCATCGGGTGTTCGAGAGGGCCACCGGCTCACCCTGCCTGCTGCCCGATCGTCAAGGCGTGGGGGACTGCGTCGGCTGGGCTTTTGGGCTGGCCGTTTCGTTGTTGAACGCCACCTCGCACCCTGACCACGATCAGGAACGCCCAACCGGCTGGCCCTGGGTGGCCACCGAGCCGATTTATGCCGGCGCGCGGGTCCAGGTCGGCGGGGGACGTCTGGGACTTCACGAGGATGGAGCTACCGGCGCGTGGGCCGCTCACTGGTTAACTCAGTGGGGAGTGCTTTGGCGAACGGATCACGGCTCTTCCTCCTCGTCCGATCTTGATCTGACTCGGTACGACCCGCGACGCGCCCGGCGCTGGGGAGTGGCCGGCACGCCGCGTTCTCTGGAAGCCCTGGCGCGGCAACGTCCCACGCGGGTGGTCACCCAGATTGGAACCTATACCGAGGCTCGGGCCGCGCTGGCGCGGGGCTATCCCATCGTCGTTTGCTCGGATGTGGGGTTCCGCGATCGCCGCGACCGCGACGGCTTCGCGCCGCCTCAAGGGCGATGGATGCACGCGATGTGCCTGATCGGGCTGGACGACGACGCGATTCGCCCCGGCGCGCTTTGTCAAAACTCGTGGGGACCGGATTGGATTTCCGGCCCAACCCGTCACGAACAACCGCCCGGCTCATTTTGGATCGATGCCAATGTAGTTCAGCGCATGCTCGTCCAGGGAGATTCCTGGGCGGTTGGCGATCTCGAAGGATTTCCCCATCGTCCCGTCAATCATCGCTTGATCTGAATCATCAAATTAAAACCAATCTGATATTTTGAGCGCGTATGATGATACCCGAACCTTCTGACCCCAACCCGTCTCCACTCGATCCTCCCACGCCGCAAGCTAACCCCGACCGGGCCGAGTGGCAGCGCGACTCCACGCTGGACCACGTCCAGGACCACACCGAACCTGACAACCAGGAACCGGCCGATCCAGCACGTGCCGCCTGGTGGCTCGAATGAAGGAGAACACGATTCGATGAGTCAGCATTCTCTTCTCAGACAGGCGCGAGGCACCTCAGCCACATGGCGGGCGCGGTTACGTCATGAGACCGGAGTTCCATTGACCTATCATGGCCATGAACCGCTTAGCGCGGTGATCTGGCCTGGATCGGGACGGGCGGAGCGGGTCCGCCCGACGGTGGTCTGGCGGCGTCCTCCCGACGAGGTGGCAGTTCGTATCGAGCCGTCCGACCTGGAGAAATTGGAGGTGGGCCGGCATCGTCTGCGAATCTACCTTGAACGAGATGATGGTCGGATTCAGCATGTCGCCGAGGCGATTCTTGAAGTGACCCACGATCCTCGGCGGGAGCATGATTCGAAGGCCGATCCAGGTCCGCTGGTCTATGGAACCGTCGAGGAGACGTTAGCGTGGCTGCCCGACGCGCGGATTCGGTTTGACCCCGAACGAGAGCAAGCCGCGTTTGATCGTGCCCGCAGCCAAGCGCGTGAATGGCTCGATGGCCGAATTGTCGAAGCTTGGCGAGCCACCGGCGGCGATCCTCAGTGGATGGCCGAGCAGCTTCAACGGGGATGCTTGATTGTCGATCACGGCGTGCGCGAGGCGGTCGCACAACGAGCCGCCGCGTTGCTCAGCCTGGATCGCGTGGTGGAGCTGGCACCGACAAGACGGGCCGCCGCGGCGCCGCCCACTTTGGAGGAGACCGAACGACTCTTGGTCGGTTTGACCATTACCCTCGACCTGTCCGAGCCACCCGACGGTCGAGCCGATCTGAGCTTGGAATTGGGAGTGATTCGCGTATGGAACTAAACCCGGATCTCATCAAATCGTTGTCCCATGACATCGAAACCCGTTTGGCCGCCCTTCAAGAGACCTACGACCAGGCGATTGAACGTTTGGCCAACCAACTCGACCAGGAGCGCACCGAGCGTCTGACTGACCGCCAACGGTGGGAGGCGCTGGAGCGGGAATGGCGTGGTTGGGTCGATCGCTCGACAGAGGTTGATCCACCCTCTCGGGCGAGTCTGCTTATGGGTTGGTAAGCTGACGTGATCGATAGCGTCATTGGAACCAGGAGGATGAGATATGTCCGAAGGGGATGGGATTGATGGGGGCAGCTCCCGCCCAGCTTGGGGATGGGCTGCGGTGTCGCCCTGGCGACGTGGGTTCCGAGCCATTGATCGACAGTTGCGAACCGACCCAACCTTAAAGGCCGCGGGGGTGACCATTCGTTCCTGGAGCGGCGAACCAGGCGACACTGGCCCACCAAGCGTGGCGATGTGTCCCTGGATTCGTCTGACGCCCAAAGCCCGCGTGGGTTCGGGAGACTGGGAGTCCGAAGGTTGGCAACGGGCCGATTTGACCATCGCCATCGAAACAGCGGTGGCAGGAACCCATTGCGATCCTTTGATGGATCTCTGGTGGGCGATCGTTCTGGCGCTGTTTCCGCCGCCGGAGACGCCTCGACACGCTGAGGCGGGCCGGGTCCGTACCGAGGCGATCGCGCCTCCGTTGCGGTTTCCAGCTCCGTCCGGGCATGTTGTCACTTGTTGGGGATTCGAACCGGGACGCCTACGCCTCACCACCCCAGCGATCGAACCCATCGTCACAACGGGATGTGCCGCGATGCTGATGGGACGCGGTGAATTGACCTTGACCCTCTGTGTGGCGACTCCCTGAAACCGACCAAAAGATATACGATCGGAAGCTACCTTGTGGAAGATTCCACGAAGTGGTCTCGTTGATAAAATCACGTAAGATTAGGAGTATCTGCGATGAGTACCTCATACACCTGGGGAGCGCGAAGTTGGCTCAAGGCCACACCGGAGGCCGAATGGGGGGTCTTCGATCCATCGGCCTCGCCGATCTGGCTACGTTTGGAGGGGGACCGCCCTTTGACCCTGCAACCACGCGCCTTTGTGCGAGAGATCGCCGCAGCCGACGCGCGTGGTGAAACCATCGATCATGTATTGGCGCGCATTGAAGTCACGGGCACATTAACCACTCCCTTGTATCCCGACCAAGCCGGGGCGTTGCTTTCCTGGGGACTTTCGCCGCTGGCCGTGGGGGAGCCGGCCACGTATCGGTTACCGTCCATGACGCTTGACGTGTTCGACGGTCACCGCGCCCGGCGATTTCTTGGAACGCGGGTCCAAACCTTTTCGCTCAAAACCAGCGCGGCCGATCCTGTGGTCTTGACGCGGCTGACCCTTCAAGCCGGTCGGGTCGATCCGGTCGATCTGGTGGTGTCCGAACCGTCCGCGTCGGTCTGGCCTGCCGGTCCGCCCTATGGGTTGCACGATCTTCAAGGCGGTCTGCTGCTGGGTTCGCCTCTTTCCCGCAAGGGGTTCAACCTGGTCGAACTGGTGGTGGAAAATCGCATCGACCCTGTGTTTGATGAGGAGATTCACGCCGGTGACCTGCTTTACTGTGGTCGGACCGTGAGCCTCACCCTCCGCCAACGCGATCGTGGCAATGAACCGGCGTTCGATCAGACCGCGCATGAAACCCAAACCCGCGTCGCGCCCGCCAAACTGATCTTCCAACGCGGAGGGCGTTCGGTCGAAATCAACCTGCGGAGCCGTTGCCGCATCACCGAGATCCGCGTTGAAACCCCGCTTCACGGCTCCAAGACGCGCGTCCTTCAAATCCGCTCTGACTTCGACCCCGTCGCGGGCGATTCGCTGGGATGGATCGTCATCTGATCTAGCATCGACACCATCTTATGTCAGTGAGGAAAGGAGCGGGTTGATGTGGTCCCGGTTGGAATTGAACAACGAGGTGGTGGCACGTCCCTCGGCGCGTCGTTTGAGGCCGACGCGGTTGCTGATCGAGCCGGGGGGAATCGACCGTCTGGAGTTGTTGGAGGGTCCGGGGGCCTCCTGGCCTTCGGCGACGGTCTGCGGCGATCGCGTCGCCCTCTGGCTCGACGCGGGGACAAGTCGAGAGCGTCTGGTGTTCTCAGGCGTCGTGACGTCGGTGACGCCTCGACGGGATCGTTGGGGCTGGCGGTTTGCAATCCGATGCTTGGGTGCGCGTTGGTTGGTGGATGACGTGGCGATTCGCCACCCCAATTCGGGCGTGGGGCGGTTTCGTTTCAACCTGCCCACCGACGACCCCGATCATGTTCCCTCCTGGTCGGGTTTGACGCTTGGGCAAATTCTTGCACTGGTCTTGCAAGCACATGCTCCGGCTCTGGCCGAGCGCGGAGTGGTTCTTGGACCAAACGAGGAGTTCGAATCACTGGATTTGAATCCACCTACTCCCGTGGAGATTGCGGGCGAACGATTGATCAACACGCTGGAGCAGGTTCTCGCGCGATGGGCTCCCAACCATCGTTTGGTGTTCGAACCGATCGCCGGAGCGGGCGGAACCGGAACGACGCCGTCCATCCAGGCGACGCTTCGACTGTTGGATCGCGGGCGCGTGGTCGAACCGGGTTCGGGCGAGGTCGGTGTGATCCGTTTAGGGAGGGGGGGCGCGACGTTGATCGAAGCGTCCGAACGAGTCGAGGACTGCGCCACCAGGGTCCGCGTGGTGGGTTCGGCCGAGATCGAGCCGTTCGAGTTGCGTTTGTCGGATGAAAGTCTTCAAGAGGATTGGACCCATGCTCAGGAGGAGGCGTGGACTTTGGCGGACTACGAGTCGGCCCGCGAGGCGGTTGATGCGGGCGAAGTGGTGTCGATGAGTTCACGGGTGGTTCGGGTCCGAAGCGACAACTCCGCGCGGGTTTGGCCGCTCAACGCTTGGGCGGGAACGCGACGGGGGCGTTTGCGATTGTCGGCCACGCCAATTGATCTGCCGGGGCAGCGGCTCCGTTCGCAGCAAACCCGGTTCGTCCAGTCCAACGAGGCATTGGCCGCAGGGGGTACGGCAGAGATCACGGTCGATCGAGATTTCACCATCAATGTCTTCAGCCGTTACGCGCTGTACGCCCTCAAGGGCGATGATGAGCGTCCGCATGTCTTTCGGCGTTACAAACCGACTGATCCTGAGATCGCCGCGCGTTTGCAATTGATGTTCGCCCACAACGAGCCATATCGGTTCAACGGAGGCGCGGGGGCAGTGCTGACCCGCACAGCGATGGGTTTCGTGGAGGTAGGCGGGATTCGCCACCAGGGGGTCGTGGAGATTGATCCCGGAGCCGGCACGATCACGTTCACCGAGCCGGTCGTAGCGATGGCCGGGCTCAATCAGCGCGACGCTTTATTGGGAAATTCTCAAGCGTTGAATCGTCCTGACGACGTGGTGGTGTTCGTGCCAGTGGCGGTTGATCCGATCGAGTTAAACGAGCCGGAGCAGGGCGATGGTCCCGGTTATGGTGGCACTGCCTGGAGTTGGCGGGGTTTGCGGCGGACCCGCACCATCGCTCTGCCCGAGTGGCGTGATCGCGGAGCCGAGTCGCAGGTCCGTCGGGCGGCAAGCGAAACCCATCGCGCCCTGCGGGATGTTCGTTTGCGCGCGGTGGTAGTGCTTTGGGAGGACTCAGGACGGGATTGGCTGCCTCTGGGTGGTTGGGCGCGGTTGGAGGCTTACGAAGATCCGGGACCAGATGCGCGTCCGATTGATCTGGGACGTTGGGGCCAGGTCGCCTTGCCCGTGGTGGCCGCCAGTTTGGTTTGGGATCGTCATGGCGGCTCGACCACCACGTTAGTTCTCTCCAACGACGTCGTCGATGAACCGGGCGCGGTTTGGAACGCCGCCACCCTGCCAGGTCTAACCGGCAACGTGATCACCAATAACTTCCTGGACGCGCCGGGGTTGGCGAGGATCGGGCATCCCTGGGCGGGCTGGAATGGAGTCCCGGAAACGACCCGCATGCCGAAGCCATCTTCGGTCATGTCTTTGGAATCCTCGCGCCAGGCTGGTTCGTCGGATTGGAATCACCCCAAGCGAGCCGAGGCCGAGGCAGTTGGACCGGCGGTGGATCGACAGGTCGAAGCCTCCACGAGGACGTTGGCGTCGCTCAACGCCGGGATTGCAGCGACCGCGGACTCTGCGACTCTCACCGACTCATCCTCATCTTTACAGGACATGGCAAGTTCACAAATTAAGAAAGGTGAATATCGTGAATCCGTTCGATCTCCAAGCACGATTGAGGGAGTTGGAACGTCGTCTGGGAGAATTGGAGCGCCGTCTCGGCGACCAAGAGCGCCGCGCCGTCAACGACGCCCAACGATTCGCTCTGTTGAGACTTTGGATGATGGTGACGCTCATCGTCTGGGTAGGCATGTCGGAGACGACGACACGGATAGGATTGGCCCCATCCGACGCGAGGGGGACGACCGCGTTCGTCATCCCCGGCCTCGCGCCTCCCAGCGATAATCCACGCCTGGAGGCTAAACCGCATTGGAAGACCAAGGGATGTGACGGGTCGGCGAGTGTGTTGCGACTTAAGGCGATCGCGTTCCCAAATGGGGAGGATGGAACATGAGTCGAGGTGGAGGTTTGGAGGATGGGTCGGTCCAGGCCGCAGGGTTGGAGGCGCGAGTGCGGACGATCGAGGATCGCCTGCTGAGGTTAGACGCACGTCTGAAACGCCTGGAGGCAGCACGGGCGCGGTTGAAGGCGATTTGGTCGTGGTGGCCGTTTTGTCGTCGTCGCGGCGGGGTTGGGATGGTGACGACTCCGTGCTGTCCG